TCTAAAGCGGAAGCCATCACCGATATCTGAGTGCCTTTATTAAACGCATCACAGATGTTTACCGCTGGAAAGAACCGCACCTGCCTTCTTTTATTCGTCATCTTCCACTCCTCTATCTCCGCACAAAGGATTCTCTGGTATCGGTTGCGCACATAAACAACGGTATGCGCTTTGCCCTATCGCAATCATTTCTCTTGCCTCCTTTGATCACGCAACACACGGCGTTCTGTTGGTGTGTAACCACCGAACAAACCCCACCTATCATCGTGTTCTTCTAGTTTGATCACCAGCCCTAAACATTGATCCTTGACGGTGCAGTCAGCACAGAATTGTTTAGCAACATCCCAACGATCCTCAGTAAGAGTGTGATGCGGAAAGAACAACGCCATCGGTTGATTCAGACAAGCGGCATCCTCTCGCCAGTGATCACGCCTCACTAGAAAGCCATGTGTTGTAACTGTTAATTGCTTCACGCAACTGCTCAATAGACAGACGATCAGTGCCGTCAAACCTGACAACATCACGGGCTGCATCCGCAAGTTTGACAAGCACACTGATCATCTCGTTTCGATAAGCATCCATTTCCTCAAACACTATTTACATCTCCATCAAATGTTTGATTAATGCTGAACCTTCTTTGGTTGTGAGTTGTGCTAACCCAGTTTTGTTGAACAGTTCTTTTATTACTGGCAACACATCACCGTCTAACTTTTCTTTTCCTAATTTGCTGACCAAACCTTTTTGCTTATCGCTAATCAAACCACCCGAAGTAATCGGGCGCACATCAGCAACAACTGTTGTCGCATTAAAGATTTCGGCAACCTCATCTAAAGAAACAACACGATCATCCACAAACTCTTGAACAACTTTTGGTGATGGCACACCCTTCGCAGGGTGGTTAGGTACATATTTCTTTGCTTCCTCTGCACGCTGCGCTGTAGGCAAAGTGGTGATTGTAGTGTTGTCTGACCAGTCCTGCTTTGACCACAGGCTTAGTGCAATACCAAAACGCATAGAAGCGTTACGCAAGAAGTCACCAATCAACTCTTTATCCATATCAGGTTTATCGGAACGAACCGAACCAACACCCAGTAAAGACTTGCCAAGAAGAGTAAGTGTTGCCCACATCGTTGCAGTGCCGTTTTCAATATGGATAGCAGGTCTGCCGTTATCCCAAGCAACAGGCTGCCAACTCCATGACGGATCAATTTCAATCAGGATGCGTGTGATGTCAGCGTGTGAAACATACGCAAGGTTTATTCCGTTGCGTGGAATCGTGCCAACAATCTTTGGATCAGGAACAGCGTACTGTTCTAAGACTGCACGAAGCAGTTGGGTGTTTAGTTCTTCCATTACTTTGCCTTCTTTCTGTGTGTTCTCATCACACGGTATGGGTTTCCTTGCTTTGTGTATTCCTGAATTAACTCAGGATGTTCTTGCTTTAATCGTGCAGCATCAAACGATTCTTTTCCTGCTTGCTGCTTCCACGAAACTATTTGCTGACCATTAATCAAGCCGATCTCGTTGCCCAACATCATTTGAGCAATCGCATCTTTCGCTTTAGTTTCTAACTCTGAAGCCTGCTTGGATAATGCTCTTGCTTCCTCCAACTGCGCAACCCAATCTAATACTGTTGCATCAAGTTCAACTGTCGTTGGTTCAACACGCCAGATGCGTGCAATGTCGTCAGCACTAAAGTTGTTGATCTCATCTAACGGTGGAGTGTTGTTATCTACCCAACCACCAAACACATCGGATTCGGTTAGCAGCGTGTCAATCGCCAAAGGATTGTCAGGCAACTCAACACAACTAATGCGTAGGTCACGATCAAGTACCACGAACCAAACGGGAACTTCCAACACGGCTTGCTGCGCCCAACCTTGCCACAACCATTCAGCAGGTAAATCTGATGACTCGTAGATGCTGTAACGGGTAGTTGTCTTTGCTTCCACTACAACTGAAGGTGACTGTTCGTTATCTACACCGTCAAGGCTGATTGATAAACGACCGTCACGATAAATTACTTCGGGTGTAATAATGTTTGTTCCAAGTTGCTTTGATGCCCTAGCGATCAGCGCAGGTTCAAGATCGTTACCACGATCAAACACAGCGTTGGATGGCTGCTCTACTGGTTCGTTTGTTTTGTCTGCAAACAAGGCTGCACGAGATTTGTATGGTGACACACCCATCAACGCAGGAATATCGGAAGCCCCGAATACGCATCTGCCTTGCTCATCTTTCCAGCGTGCCAGCAACCAATCTTTGCTGCCGTGTTTCTCTTTCGGTATTACTTGCATTTGTTTCTCCTCTGTTTGTGGTTTGATCTAGTTCTATCTTGGGGGTGTAACACAGTAAACAGTTATATGTGCAGCCATCAGTTGTTCCGCAACCCATCTAGCGACTGGTGTAGTAACACCATTGCCTACCTGCTTAAAGCGTTGCGCATCTGAAAGTTCTGTACCGTCAGCAGCCCATCTTGTGTGATCATCAGGATATCCCTGCAACCTTTCACACTCCAAAGGTGTTAGTTGTCTAGGTCGAAGTGTTTCGCTAACAACACAGACAGTTGCGATTGTTTTAAGTGGGGGTGTAACCCCAATTCCAAACTGATCAAGCCTTCCGTGTGATCTGTAAAAGGCAACTGTGTTTCCCTTTTGAATATTCCCTTTACTGCTTTCCAAGACAGGAAATATTTTGCAGGAACTTGGGTTTCGGGAATCAGATATGAATCCAAACACAACAAATACTCTTCTGCGTACTTGGGGCTTTCCAAAATATTTGCTGTCCAACAATTTCCATTCAATGACCACCGCCCCTGCTTCTGCCATCGAATCCAAGACTTGCCCAAAGTCAGCACCTTTGTTGGAGTCAAGTGACCCTGCAACATTTTCCCATATTGCCCATCTTGGAAAAGTTCCTGCTGTTGCATCTCTCATCTCCTTTATGATTCGGATTGCCTCAAAAAATAAACCTGAACGCTCACCACTTAAACCCTCACGCTTGCCTGCTTTAGATAAATCCTGACATGGACTACCAAAAATAATGCAATCAACTGGAGGAAGAAATCTTCCGTTTACATTTCTAACATCACTCCACTTTTCTACATCAGGCCAATGATTATCTAAAACGCTACGGCAATGCTTATCCCATTCAACTTGGAACTTGCAATTCCAACCAGCCTGTTCCATGCCCATATCAAAACCGCCTACCCCTGCAAACAAACTTCCAAAAGTAGGTTTCATTTTGCTGAAGCCCTGTCTGCTTTTGGGTCACGCACTTCCCACACTCCACGCCTCAACTTGCGGAACAGATCAACTCTGTCACCAATAAACTTGCGAACAGAAGGTGCACTTAATCCTGAGACTTTAACTAGCAGCGGTATTGTTACTTCACCAAAAACATTGTTAGCGCACCAGTCAATGATGTCACCATACAAGTCTGCCCTTGTCACACTGTCAGGAGAACGATGCGCTGTCGCAAGCATCCTTCCGATCTCGCTAGTTGGTACTTGCTGCCTAACTTGGTATGGGATATGCGCACACCAAAGCGGTCTGCCGTATGTGTTAATTGCTTCAGCAACTTGATCTAAAGCATTCATTAGATTTCAACCTCCTGTCCTGATGCTTTAAGTTCTTTCTTCAACTTGCGTCTTTCTTTGGCTTCTGCTTTCGCTTCTGCAATACGCTTTTCGTTTAGTTCGTCTGCACCGTCAAAGTAGAAATCAACATTGTTGAACGCTGTGAAATGTTTGACCCCAGCCTCATCTTTAATCCCAATCTTGTAGCAGCCAAATGCATCTTCTTCTTCAGAAATCCAGAATACAATTCCGATAGTTCCTTGTGGAACTTTGCGCCCCCGATAAACCTTTACGGTTTGCCCAACAACAATTTCACCGTTAGCAATCGCTTCTGCTTTTTGATGAAGTTCCTTATCTTTCTGACGCTTAAACTCTGCCTGATATTCGGCTGCTTGCTCAGGTGTGGCTGTGCAGTAGTGAGGCGACTTCCATGTGCCTGTGCCGCCTTCGTAGTCCTGCTCATTGCGCTGAGCCAAATATCGCTTACCGTTACGGTTGGTATCCCAAAAACATTCGCAACCACACTTGTTGCACCTTGTGAACTGCTTATCTTTCATAACTTCCCTCCTCAGGGTTTCTCTAGGGCTTGTTCCCTATACCTACAGACTAACCAACCTCAACGACCAATGCCAATCTTTCTAAAAGCCTCTACCAGTACGGGGTTCAGTAGATACTCGGAACTGAGAACTTGACCACATCCTTGACCTGATCCTCAATGAGTCTGTCCACCGCATACCCGTACTGCTCGCCTCTAACCTCAGCGAACGACACCGTGACCTTCCATCGTTTCTCAGTAGCGTGCTTTAACGCTTGATAGAACTCTCTGTGATGCGAATTCTTTTGATGCAAGTCCATATCTGTTTTGCCTTCCTTGTAAATCGGTGGGCAGGCAACATGAGCAAGTTCGTGTGCTAACACATGCCAAGTCCACTTGCTTGCTCGTTCCGTTTGGTTCCTTCTGATGTTTACTTGAATCAGGTTGTAACAGTTTGACCAACCGTGTCCTAACTCTTTGCGTGCATCTTTGATTTGTATCTTTGGCATTGGCTTGCCCTTGTGCCAAGCCTCCATCAACTTCCAAATGCGCTGACCTTCTTTCTCAATCATCGCTTGCCGCTTGTTTACTGCTGACACTTTCTCACGGCGTGCTTTCTTCTTGACACTGACCTTCGCATTCTTTTTCTGTGTCTGAACTTTGCGTTGCACCGTTTTGATTTCACGCTGCTTTTCTAATGTTGGTGAAACTCGTTCAACAAGTTTTCCTGTCTTAGCAGAACAAGGCAGGCAATACCTGCGAACATCATTCTTGCGTGGCTTCATCGGTGCAAGTAATCCGTGATTACAAATTGCACATTTCCATCTAACTTGCTTTGCCATTTTCCCTCCTCAGGGTTATCGGTTGTTTTGTCCGATATATAAAGTATAGCAGAAAGACAAACCAGCAAAAACCAAACTACCTAAAAACTCGTTGCCAAACCCAGTGCCTATACGGTCAAAAAATAAATTAAAAAAATATTTGCGTCAATTTAGATGTTCGGGGAACAACCCCACCTCGTATTAAGAAGTGGGGTTGCTCAACCCATATCACACGGCGGAGAAGGAGAACACCGTGTAACAGCAAAACCCTACAGATGAAAGCGAAACAAATCCACTAACACAAAGTGATGCTGCGCATACTTTTAACCATCGCAACAGGAATACACAACACGCAATCAAGTTGATCAAAAGAATTAGACGACTGAGCCAAGACAACATGATCAGGTTTCGCTTCGGGCAACAAAATACCTATAGAAGTAACCACACAAGGTTCAGTGCCAATATCTTCTAACTCAATCCAACTGTTTGTGTCTGCGTGTGCATCATGCCAAACCACTTCAACAACAACAACCATCACCAACCTTCTTTCTTCCTATCCATACAAAACACTGGTGCTTGAATCGTGATGTTTCTTTCAGGTGTAACAATCGCTAACGCTTGCTGTGGTGGTTCATGCCCGAATCCCATCAGCATTGCGTACTCGTCATAACCTTTGAGGCTTCCATTTACCACCATAGATGGAGTGGAAATGTATTGATGCCAGTGACCT